TGGAGAATATCATGATAATATAAATCATGGCGTAAGCTATGTAGATATAACCTCTCTCGGTTGCCCATTGACTGTTCTATCATATGCAACAGCAAGACATATTGACTGGAATGGCACCCTAAAGAAGAGCTACACAAGGAAGCCTTATTTAGCGAATCGCTGATATAAGCGGTTCCTTGCTTCTCTACTAGGCAGTGAAAAGCGGTCGCAGTCACTCCCCAGTGCAGAAGTTAATCTATATTATGTTCAACTATGACTAACTCAACTGCGACCGATCAACAAGATAGACCTTGATTTTATACTGAACAAGGTTTTATTGATAAAATCAGTTCTAGGTGCTTATATTGTCAGAGAAGCACTCACCTTAGCCTTGGGGGATCAATGAGCTATAACGACAAAGAGCGCTCTCCTAAGCACATGAGAGCGCTGACTCCTAGATTCACCACAAAGGGAATCACAGGAACACAGCTCAGCGGCGGTGTGATAACCGGCAAAGAAAACAATGCACAGCTAACGGGGCTCAATTGGGTCAAAGAGGCTGAAGAGATGGTGAGGACGGATCCAATCGTAAGGCGGTCTTGGCATATGCTGAGACAGACCTTGCTCTCTGCTTCTTGGCGCTTTGAGCCTGGTGTTGAGAATGACCCACAAGCTGAGGAACTCGCAAGATTCGCCAATGAGTCATTTGGCTTTGATGGCTACTCAGGACAGATGACTTTATCTTGGGAAGAACAACTCTCTTATCTCTTTGAGTTTATCCCCTTAGGTTATCGCTACGCTGAAGAGATCTATAGGGTAGGCCCTGACTCTCAAGGCAAGGTCAGAGTTTGGCTTGATAGATACGCTGACAGAGAACCAAGCGCTCATAACAGGTGGTTGAGTCGAGACAATCAACAACTTGATGGAGTTCTCCAAAATGTTGTTGGTATGAGTAGAGCTCCGGAGCCTATCCCATCTAACAAGCTACTTCTCCTCACTCTCAATAAGACCGGCTCCAACTTTGAAGGCGTTGGAATGTTGAGAAGTGTTTGGTGGTGGTGGAGAACCAAACAGCGTGTCTCTAATCTCATGTGTGTTGGTCTTGACCGGTGGGCAGTTCCAACACCTAAGGTCAAGGTTGATCGCTCACAAGCTGAGTCACTCGGCTTAACGGATGGCGACATTGACGCAATGATTGAAGACGCTGAAGCACAAGCACAAGCCTTTATCAGTGCCGAACAGAGCTATTTAGTAGAGAATGGCGCTGTGAGCTTTGACACTTACGCGGCTCAACCTAACCTTTATGCTCAAGGGCCTTTAGAGATTATCACTAAGTGTGATTCACAAATAGCGGCGGCCTTCCTCACTCAGTTTGCAGATCTTGGAAACACTGAAACAGGAGCGCGCTCAGTTGGTGAGATTCACCTCTCAGTGTTTAGAAGAGCGGCTATTAATCTATGTGACATTGTAGCAGGTCAGGTGAGCGGAGTTGATCGAAGAGGGGGAGGAACCATTGGCCGGTTGATCCGTTGGAACTATGGCTTAGTTGATCCTTCTAAACTCCCTCGGTTGACTCATACCGGACTTGATACTGATGATCTTGCTGAGAGTCTTGGTATGCTTCCCGGTCTTGTCCAAGCCGGTCTTCTCACTCCGGACGATGAGCTAGAGAGAGCAATAAGAGAGAGACTTGGAGCTGGTGATCTACCTGAAGATGCTCAAAGATCAGCGCTTGAAAGAACATCATCTCTTAAAGGTGGAGCAGGTGTGGCAGCTTTAGCGGAGAACCTCATCAAGAGGAGAAGATCCAATGGCTAAGAAGCGCACGCAAGCACAAACACCAGCTCCTAAGAAAGACCGAATCGAAGGAAGCAAGGCTAATCCTAAGGGGAGCGCTTCTGGTGCTAGAGGTGGAATCGAGATCAGCGCTCAAGCGGTCAAAGCTCTTGAGAACATGAGAGACAAGCACAACGACCGATACAAGGCCAAAAGCAAGAAGGTTGATCTAGGCACACTTAAAGCAGTGTTTAGAAGAGGAGCCGGCGCTTTCTCTGTCTCTCATAGGCCCGGTATGACTAGGACTCAGTGGTCACTTGCTAGAGTGAAGACCTTTCTAAAGTTGGTCGGTACAGGCGAGCGAAAGAAGGCCTACAACACTGATCTTGATCTTCTTCCTAAAGGTCACCCTCAGAGGACAGAGAAGAAAACAGAGACTTTAGCTGTTCCTGATAAGTATTCACACATTGACTTCACCCCACCTAAGGGAGCACAAGAGGCCGCTAAGAGAGCGCTTGAAGTCAGAGCTGATAAGCCATCATCACAACGCGGTATGACTCCTGTTGGACTAGCTCGAGCACGCGATCTTATGAACGGCGTGAACCTATCTCCCGAAACTGTCCGAAGGATGCTTGCATACTTCACTAGACATGAGTCAGATAAAAAAGGTTCCACGTGGAACACTCAAGGGAAAGGTTGGCAAGCATGGCAAGGATGGGGAGGTGATGCCGGCTATGCATGGGCTAGAAAGGTAGTAAAGCAAATGAACGCGGCTGATGATAAAGCGCAAGCGCTGAGGGCCTACGGTGAAGCTGTCATGCTGTCTGAGGCTTCTCCAACCTATGACATCCCTGAGGGTCTCACTATTGGTAAGCCCTTTAAGACTTTAGCTCTTGGCCAAGTCTCATCTAGGATGAATGGTGAGGCTATCGGAAAAGAGATTGATCACTCACTCCTAGAAGAGATGATCAGAGTCTATAGAGACCGGCGTGAAGCGGATCCGGTCATCATTGATTGGCAACACGCCACATCACCTTTCCAAGGCGGTCACCCTGCTCCACCTGAGAGCGGTTCAGCGCTTGGTTTAATCGTAGATCTTGAGTTGAGAGAGGATGGACTCTATGCAACTCCGGCATACAATGAGCGCGGCTTAGATGTGGTTCGCTCTGCCGGTGGTGTGCTTTGGAGTTCTCCAGAGTTCCTTAATGGGGAAGTCTACTCAAGAGACGGCGGCTCTAAGATTGGAGACGCTCAACTACTAGCAATCACCCTCACACCTCGGCCTGCTCAATCGAATGACAAGATTGGCCGAGTCACCCTAAGCGAAAGGTTATCTGAGATGGACAACATCGAAGAGCTATCTGTTGAGGAGCTCCGCCAACTGCTTGTCGCAAAAGACGAGATGGTTAAAGAGCTTGAGCAGAAGATCAATGACATGATGAAAGAGTCTGAAAGCTCCATGATGGAGAAGGAAGACAAAGAGGAGGAACTGTCTGAGAGTCCTGAAAAGGAAGAGATGGCAGAGGAACCAAAGCAGGAAGAGGACAAAGAGGTTAAGCTCAGTGAGACACTCACAGAGTCAACTCTCCTCTCTGAGGTTCAAGCTCTTCGTGAGAACAATGCTAAACTTGCTGAACGCCTTGAAGCTATCGAAGCAGAGAAGCGTGAAGTTGAGAGACGCGAAGCTGTCAATACCCTCCTCAATGAAGGCAAGATTCAGCCTTCTGAGGTTGAGGTAGCTGGCAAGGCTTGGGAACTCAAAGACCTACAAGGCGAGTTTTGGCAGATGTTCAGTGATCGCCCATCTAACAGCGCTATCCCTCTTGTCGAGGTTGGACATGGCGCAAGCGGTCAAGAGATCAACAAAGCGACACTCGATCAAGAGGTCAGAAACCTAGCGACTGAGAAAAACGTATCCTACTCAGAAGCTCTTCACTTATTCCGCGAGTCAAACCGCGACTACTACAACACTGTCTTTGGAGGCTGATCATGGCTACCACCGATAATATTATTTCACTCGTTGCGGCTGAGGCCGTCACTGAGTTTGCTCTTGTTTCTGTTGATGCCAACGGTAAAGCGACCATTACGGACGCGGCTACTGAGAATAACTGTGTAGGTGTTGCTCAGCGTGCTTGTGACGCTGGTGATGTCGTTGAGGTTGTTGTCTTTGGTAAGACACGCGCTATTGCAGGTGGAAACATCGCACCGGCTACCATGAATCAACTCATGGCTACCACAGATGGAAAGCTCATCGCTTTTGACGGCGCGGCTGACAAGTACGCTGTCGCTCGTATGCTCCCAAATATCAATCAGACTTCAGCGGCTAGCGGTGACCAAATCAGCGTCATCTTCACCGGCCCTGTTAACGTCACCTCACTTAGCTAAGGAGTAAACCATGGCTAGTTCATACAGCAATCTTCATCCTGTAGATCAGATCTTAACAAGCCTAGTTCAAGAGGCTATTCCAAGTGATGATCAACTTATTGCAGACAAGCTCTTTGAGACAATCAAGGTCCCTGAGCGCTCAGGTACTCTTCTTCTTGAGGAGACCCGAAACTTTATGGGTGCCGGTGCAGGTCTTGACCTTGAGCGTGCTCCAGGTGCTTCACGCGCTTCTATCGGTGGTTTCGACCGTTCAAGCCAAACATTCATGGCTAAGATCTACGCGGCTACTGATTCAATCGCGATGGAAGATATCTTTGATTCACAGTATCCCGGCTCTGAAGAAGAGCGTATCGCTAAGAAGGTAGCTCGCGTTGTTAAGCTCGCTAGAGAAAAGCGTGCGGCTGATCTCCTCTTTGGTACTGCTAACTTCAACAACGACAGCTCAACAAATGAGTTTGGCGGTAAGTTCAACGCGGCAGGCTCTGAGCCTTTAGCATACCTTCATGAGCTTAAGGACACTCTCTTTGAGGCGGCTCATGGTATCAATCCCGACTCTCTCGTTATGGGTCGTCAGCTCTTCAGAGAGCTAGCGCGGAATCCTGAGGTACGCGGTTTCGCTGGTACTATTGGAAGTGGCTTTGCTTCAGGTAACAGAGTTCTTAATGATGAAGTTGTCATCAACGTTCTTCGTGACGTTCTAGGGATTCCTAACATCTTTGTTGGTCAAGCTCGTCAAGACACAGCTGTTCCGGGTGCTACCTCTTCAGAGAGTTACATTTGGACCGGTGACAGTCTCTTCATGGGTATCCTCAAGGGATCAGACGCGATTGTTCAGAAGAGCGGTAATGTGAAGGGTATGCCTGTAGCAGCTCTCAACCTCTCTTACAATGATATGGTTGCAGGTCAGTATGACTCTCTTGATAAGACTCGTCGCTATGTCTACGCTGAAGAGGTTGGTGTCTTCCACGCGGTTGACTCTAGCCTTGGTCGTATCATCACTGATTGTCTCTAAGATATGACCTGTCAATGTGGCGCGGTTCCTCACCTCCTATCGGAGAATGACGCTGATGAGGAAGCAATAGCAGACCTTACCCGACAGGCAAAACGTCAGTCGGGACCGTTAGCCACATTGACAAGAGCAAGACGTGATCAGCTCAAGGCTGAAGTATCAGCTGAGAGAGCTTTTGCTAAGGCACTGACCAAGGCAAGAGCACAACTATTAGAGACAGTAGGAGCGGCGGTTCAAGCGGCTAATCCTCTGACTCTTCTAAATCTGAATGATGAACAACTCCTTGAGTTCATCCTCCAAGGGGGGCTTGGACTTGCGGTTGATGAGTTCATCGAGCAACAAGACGCAATAAGAGAAGCGGCTGAGAAAGCAATGAGAGCAGTTCAACCCAACTTTGGGTTTAATCAGATCTCACCACAGCTTGACAGTATTCAATCAACAGCGGCCGCTTCTGTCTTTGATGATGTGATTCTCCCTGACTTTAAGCGCTCGATTAATGAGAGCTTGAGAGACCTATTGGTTGATGTTCCTCCAAATATTGTCATGAGCAATCTTGAGCAGAAGTTGAAGCGCTCAGAAGGAAGACAACTGACAGAGGTCAAAACTAGAATCTCTCAATATGGGAGGGGAATCACAGCGGCGGCGGCTGAAGCGGCTGATATGAGTTATTATCTCTATACAGGACCAATGGATGGGATCACTCGTCCTTTCTGTCGAGAGCTTATTAATCTTGTAGTGAGCAAAGCACAGATGAAGAGATTGAATAATCAACAAGGGCTTAGTGTGCTAACCTCAGGAGGTGGCTATAACTGTAGACACAGTTGGTCACCGATCACCCTTGGTTTTATAGAAGCGGCAGACTTGACCAAGGCCAAGGGGACAGACATCACACAAGCCAATAAAGCTGCTAGGAGATGACATGAGAAAAGCAATCACAGGCGAAAATTACCTTTTTGAATGGAACGCTCCAGCACCTTTAAGCGAAGCACCAACACTGACTATCACAGGTGGAGCTCTAGCTTTTAGTTCAGCGATGACACAGAGCAGAGCTGATGTAACAGTGACAGCTATTGCGACCGATAGACGAACGCTGACCTTGAGCGCTAGCGCTGACTCTCTTAATCGAGATCAAGCTAAAGGCTATCTAGTCACCAATGGTGATACTTGGTTTAGTGTCACGATTAGCAGAGTAGTAGATACAACGGCTATTCTAGCTGAACCTCTCCCAAGAGAGATCAACCTAGACACTTCAGCTACCCTAGTCTTCTCAATGTACTACGCCACAGTGACAAGCGCGGCGGTGACTGGTGTCAGTGGTTACTACTCCTATTCAGTAGCCTATTCAGCAGATCAAGGTTCACAGAATCACAGCAAGATTGAGAAAGGTACGCTTAAGGCTACACCAAAACCTTTTGACACCGGACTTGATCATGATGAGCTTGTAGAGACTTTCGCTAACCTTGCTGACATGATTCCAAGAAGACAGTCTGACTTCTCAGCTCAGATTAAGGCTAGCCTTGATGAGATAGCTTTGGTGATCAGAAATCACCTCAGCGCTGATGACCTCACAGAGGATGAAGTATTCAACGCTGAGAGTTTCAAGTTAGCTCATGCTTATTGTACAGCGGCTAGAGTCTATGAGCTGGCTTTACAGTTGGACATAGCGGCGGCCATGAGAGTTAGGTGTGAGGAGCTTCTTGAGCGTGCTCTTGAGTCAGTCACTTTAGACATTGATGGTGATGGCGTGATTGATGAGGGAGAAGAGAACATCAAGAAGAAAGGTGGAAGCGCTTCTGACTTTAGAGCTTCTTGGCGATGGTACAGCAAGAGCGCCAATGATTCCTTCTTTACACCTAAGCGAGGAATGAGGCACTAATGAGCGCTAAAGTGAATCTGAATCTACCAAAGAGTCTTTGGTCAGCTAAGGACTCACTACAGCTTGGCTCTAACACTGTAGCTGTTATCAAGATTCGTACTGGTAAAGGTTTAGACGCTGATGAGAACCCGTTCAAAGGCTACTCTACATCTCCCATCTATGTCTCAAAGAAAGGTGCTAGACTTGCACCCAAAGGCGGTCGACCATCGAGCACAGGCCGATCCATCTACTACGAAAAAGGCTATAAGCAATATAAGCAAGAGAGCAGGCGAAGAGGCGGAGCAGGAGACAGCGCTGAAGTTGACCTAGTTCTCTCAGGTAATATGCTTAATAATTTTGTAGTCAAAGAAGCGACTGATGATGGTTTTGTGTTAGGTCTGACCGAACACGCTAAGTATGGATACTATGTAAACGAAGACAGAGAGTTCATTGGGCTAAGTGATCGAGAAGTTGACATACTAGCTAGAGCTGTAGAGATCGACATAAGGAGAAAGCTCAGATGAGCCAAGGCATATTCTCAGCGCTATCATATCTTGAAGACATGATTGAGGGGATCACTCCCAAGACTGACCTTCATCATGGTTTTGTAGCAATCAATAGAGGAGGAGGATTCACCGCTTCACTAGAGGAGCGCTCCAACTCTACACGATACTTTGAGCTGTCTATTGATGGCCTTGCTCAAGATGATGGCGCGGCAGGTCTTAGCGGTCGCAAGCGCTGTCTTGTTAACTGTCGAGTGAGATATGATCTACCTCATGACTCCGGCTTCTTGACTCGACAGATTAACGAAGACACAGCAAGTCTTATCAATACGCTTAAGGGGCCTCAATACTCTTTAGCCACAACCGGTATCATCAGCTTGATTCCTCTTGAGGCTCAACTAGACTCTATTCTTGATGCACAAGGAGAGCGGCTCGCTTATATCCTTGTCCTTCCCTTTGATCTTCTCTATCTGGAGGCTTAACAATGGCAGTGACTCACCGCTCTTTATCAATCGCTGTTGAGAGTTCTTTTGGTTCTCTTGACGCTTCAACCGGTCTTCCTTCTACGTCCGGTCTTACCTTTATCTCTATCCCTTGTGAGAGAGACCCAATCATCATTGCCGGTGAGCCGGTAGCAAGTGAAAGAAATGACGCGCGCGATGGTTCGTACTTCGTACCACCTGAGCCGGATACAGTTTACTCCGGTGGCTCTCGTGTTCGTCGTCGTACCGGTCAAGTTGTCTGTCGCGTTGACCTTACCACCATTGGAACAGCGGCCGACACTTACGCCTCAAACTATCTCGGCTTACTCCTTGGTGCAGGCTTCAAGACGAAGATTCCAAGCGTACTTACTGACAGTGTGACAGCGGTTGACGCTAACAGCTACACACCGTCAAGCGCTCCGGCTATCGCTGATATTGGAACACTCATCAGCACTACTCTCAACGGTCGCGCTGAATACTCTGCTATTACTGACAACGACACCGGCGCCGGTGATGTTTCTATCTCTCCAGCTCTTAGCGCTAGTAGCTACACAGCAGTCAGAGGTCTCCAAACTTGGTACACTCCAAGCCGAACCAATACCGGAAGCTATGACAACTCTGTAGCCTTCCGTATTGATGGAGCCAACTTCAGAACTGAAGCCTTTGGTTGTGTGATGGAGAGCCTAAACATTAGCCTAGACAATGGGCGCTTGATGGCTGAGTTCACCTTCCAATGTGCATACATCACAGATGATCACAGTTCAGCTACTGGACCGGTTGAGCCTGCTTACAATACAGG